TCCTCGAACGAATATTTGTCATTGAAATCAATGATCTCCTGCTGCGATTGGTCGTCAATGTATGCCAGGAGGAGACTATGCTCTCCCGGCGACAACACGAAGACCCCGTCGTAGTCCTGTGCACTCGTGGTATTGATTCTGTGATTCATCGCTCGTACTCCTCGCCCGGCGCCCTTAGCGCCCGCGGCTAACCTCAATCTAATTATATTGTACCCCATTTGTACCCCATTTGTCAAGTGGTTTTGAAAAATAAATAAAAATATTTTTCGAAAAACCCGGACAAAACGCCGACTTCCCGCCTATATAGGTATACAGCGAACATTTCGAGGAAATCATGTTCGATGCCAGGATAGGCCGACGACTGCTCGGCGACTCGTATACGCTATCAAATCCGCTGTCCTCTCCCACCACACACCGCCACCTCACCAATCGGGAGTCATCTGGCTGGGAGCGCGCGAGGATAGAGGATAGCAGGCGACACGGCAAAGGGTATTCGCCACCGCGAACTGTGGTGATGGCGAAATAGTGATTTTGTTATATCAACCCCGATTTTTCGAGTAATTTTTGTTGGTTTTCCATTTTCTCTGACCATCGGTGATCCTTCCTCCTACCCCCTGGGGCCGTCTGGGAAACTGGGCGGCCCTATTTTTTGAGGCAGATTAATATGAACGATAAACTAACACCAAAACAGCAACGATTCGTGGAGGAATATTTAGTCGATCTGAATGCTACGCAGGCGGCGATACGGGCTGGATATAGTCCGCGAACGGCTCGGAAAATCGGGCAGGAGAACCTAACAAAACCAGACATACAGGCTGCCATTACAAAATCTATCAACAAACGTGCTGAACGCACAGAAATCACACAGGATTGGGTGCTAAAAAAACTGGCCTCGATCGTGGAGATACCGCTCACTGACCTGTGCGAGTGGAACGCATCAGGAATAGCGCTCAGAGACTCTAACGATATTCCGCCTGAGGCAATAGCCTGCATCAAAAAAATCTCTGAGCGCATGGGGGCAGATGGTAATAGCTCTCTGTCTGTTGAGCAATATGATAAAATACGTGCGCTAGAGCTTATAGGCAAACATTTAGGGATGTTCACGGATAAACTCGACGTTGAAATTACTGATAAACGTGTCGTGCTGGATGTATGAGCGTACAGGATGTCAAATTTTCAGAGTTATGCGGGTTCGAGCCGAAGCAGATTGAGGCCACACAGGTTAGCGACACTCATCAATATACGCTGTATGGTGGTTCGCGCGGACCTGGCAAATCGTACTGGCTGCGGTGGCGTTGTATACGCGAGCTGCTCAGACTCTCGGCGAATGGCATAGATAACGCGGTTGGAGGATTATTCTGCGAGGATTACCCGGCTCTCAAGGATAGACAGATCAGCAAAATCTCTTCGGAATTCCCGCTCTGGCTGGGTGAATTGAGGGATTCGAAACAATATGGGTTGGGATTCCATCTGAAACCCGCGTACGGCGGCGGAGTCCTGCAACTGCGAAACCTGGACGACCCGAGCAAATACCAGAGCGCAGAGTTTGCGTTCATCGCTATCGACGAGCTGACCAAAAACACGATCGATACATTCAATATCCTCCGTGGTTCGTTGAGATGGCCGAAGGTCATAAAACCAAGATTTTTCGCAGCTACAAATCCTGGCAGCAGGGGTCATGGCTGGGTCAAATCGCTGTGGATTGAGCGCGATTTCCCGCCCGAAATGGCGATTATACAAGACGAGTTCGCGTTCGTCCGTGCGTTGCCTACAGATAATTCACACCTCGACGTATCGTACTGGCAAATGCTCGAATCTCTGCCTCCATATCTAGCCAGAGCGTGGCGGTATGGGGATTGGGATATTGAGGCCGGTTTGTTTTTCTCGTCATTTCGCCGCACGGACAGGGACGGTAAACTCGCACACATCATTGCACCGTTCGAGATTCCGCCGCATTGGCGTTTGTACGGCAGCATAGATCATGGGCACCACGCATCCAGAGAGGGCGAGAAACCATATATTTACCAGCTCTATGCGATGGATGATGACAGAGTCAATCCACATTGCTATCTGATTGATGAGATCGCGGCTGCCGAATGGCCGATCGAAAAGCAGGTTGCTGAGATCAAGGAACTTGAAGCCAGATATGGCGGGCGTATCGAATATAGACAGGGCTGCCCGAGTATGTTCACGGAGTGGAAAAAGGGCGCTCCTACAATATCCGAGGATTACGCAAATACTGGTATATATGTAATTCCGTCCCATACAGATCATGTGAACGGTTGGATTCGGTGCATGGAGTGGCTAGAGGATGGTTCAGACTGCGTACCACGATTCAGAGTGTTCAATAGGTGCAAGCATTTTATACGAATAATCGGCGAAATGATAATAGACGAGCGGCACCCTGACGATATTGACCCGGATTGCGAGGATCATCCCATGGAGGCGTGGAGACATTTTGTTATGAGCAGGCCGAGTCCGGCTAGAGCGCCAGCGAGTGCAGTGCCAGAGTACTCCAGTGCGTGGGCGGACCAGCAGCGCAAGAGGAAAAGACGTAATGCCTAGATATGATTACAAATGCACAGTCTGCGATTATTCGGCAGAGCGCACAGTATCAATTGTCGATGCTGATAACCAACAGTGCCGTTGTGGTGCACGACTTAAACGATTGCCACATTATAATAGCTTACAAATAGTCGTACCAGTAGCATTCTCGCAATCTGACCCGGGCGATTATCCGACGCGGCCCGACTGTGCAGAGACAGCCGCCAGGTGGGAGCGAGATGGTGTTAGGCCAATTTCTGATAAGGGCAAATGGATATGAAACTGACTGATAGGCAGCGTACAGCATTGACAGAGCGAATCCGTGCAGGTAAAGCGTGGACGGATGAACGGTTCAAATTGAACGACGCCGATTCGTTCAATACTGATTACCAGACCGAGTATGCGCGTAATCTTGCGTTGCTGCGTGGCAGTTATTGGGCCGACCAGGGCAATGACCTGGAGCGCAGTGTAAACCACATTGCGCCTGCTCTGAGAGTCAAACATACTGTAGTGTCAGGCGGCAAGACCGTATTCATAGCAAAAGCGCGCTCCTCGCGGTGGATTTCGATGCAGGATACCGCAAAGGGACTGCTAAATCATCTGTGGGATTCTCTGGATTTCGACAGGCAATGCGATCAATGTGAATGGGATGCATATGCGTATGGTTTTGGCGTGGCTGAAATAGGCTGGGCGTACAAATACAAATCAATCGAGGCGCGCGGCTCACGGCCTGATGAAATGGCGGTTGCCGAAGAGGCGATTAAGAACGGCGATAATGCACCGTTCGACGCCGCATTTGCTGAAACTGCAACCGAGTACCCGGACGCGCAGACCGCGCAGGCTGTTGGTGAGATCCCGGCATTCGAAGCTGAAATTGACGAGCCGTTCATCGAAAGATTCTCGCCTGCCGATCTGATAGTTGACCCGGCTTGTACAACCTATACGCTCAGCAACGCCAGGTATGTGTTCCGCCGAAAGCTCCTGTTAGTCTCGGATGTCAAACGCAATTCGCATTACTCTAACACAAAAGACATAAAGGGAAACGCCTGGGGATACTGGGCGATGCGTGACGACACTCAGCAGGAACCGCCGAGCGATGCAACTGACGATATTATGTATACCGTAATCTACGATGGCTATACATACCTCGATTCCAACGGCAAAAACTCCACGAAACTCCATCATGTGGTGTGGTGTGGTGAAACCGATCAAGAATTGCTCGTCGAAGAATGCCCGTATGATTTCAAAAAAGCTGCAAACCCATTCGTATTCGAGATAATCCCCGCATTCGTCGCCGACAATGATAGGTTCCAGCCAGTTGCTGACGTCTCCGCCGTGCGTGATATACAGATTTCGCATGATGAGTCATTTACGCAGGTTGAATACCAGCGTTCGCACAGCCCTAACGTTCTAATTGTACCGAAGGGCACTTTCGAAGAGGACGACGGAGAAGAGACCAAGCGTCGCATTGAAGAGGGCGTGGAGAATACCATCGTCGAGGTCAATCAGGCGTTCATCGGGTCTGTAAAATGGCTTGAACGTCCGATGCTGCGCCAGGAGGCATACCAGGAGTTATCGAGCACGCAAAATAGAATCATGGAGCATGTTGGCGTTTCGGATTTCCAGGCAAACATGACACCTGACAAGCAGATGACGGCCACAGAGAGTACCAATATTGCAAATCAGGGCGGCACCAGGCAGGAATCCGAAATAGAACGATATGAGGATTTCCTTCGCCGCATGGCCTACAAGATTTTGACGCTCTGTCAGCAGTTCGCCGAGACTCCAAAAGAGTTTGCGTGGACTGATTCGGCTGGGGAAACGCAGTGGGGGAAAGCCTCCATGCGTGATTTGCGATTGCCGGTCCCCGGTGGCGATATTGAGGAATCGGGAATTCAGTTTGCAATCGAGATAGACCCTAGCCGCCGCAGGTCGCGTAATGAGTTCTTGGAGAAGCAAGAGTCCATGCAACTGCTGTCAACGCTGATGCCGTTTACGCAGATGCCCGACCCTCGATTGCCAACACGCCAGCTTATTGATATTGTTCCACTTGTGCGTGGAGTGGTCGAGAAGTTCGATCTGCCTAACCAGACTGAAATAATCAAGCCCGACCCTACGCCGGAGGAGATGCAGCAGGCTCAGATGCAGCAGATGCAGGCGCAGAACGGGAATATTGTCGGGATTCTAGGGCAGGTTGCCGATGTGTTGGGTATTCCTGACAATGTAATGGCTCAGGCATTGCAGGTTGTTGAGGGGCAGCAGGGCAGCTCACAGGCTCAACGGCCGCCCGCTACGTCTCAAGGTGGACTACCTGAGCCTCAAGGCGCACAAATGCCGAATATGGGGCAAATCCAGAACAATATGATCGGAGGATAGGGATTATGGCGACTGTTAAAACCTACAAAGGCAAATCAATGGCGAAAGGCGGCGGCGGCAAGTTCGCCAAGATGCGCGATGCGATTATGAAGAGCGGAAAAAGCGCGGATGCAGCGGCGGCCGTTGCAGCGAGTGCCGGGAGAAAGAAATACGGCAAAACCGAGTTCCAACGCATGGCGACTGTTGGGAGAAAACGGGCGGCGAAGAAGGCGAAATGATAGATTCCGAATGGACTACACTCGAAACATATATTCGCGATACTGCCGATGCACTGGGGTTGAGGGATTGGGAGTTTCGTTTAAGCCATGAACCTCCCGGCGATGATGGGGCAGGCGCAATGGTTACACCTATTGAAGGGCGAAAACTCGCCACAATACAGGTC